CTTTTATTCAAAGCGCGCTTTTCTTCAAAATATTCCTCAAAACAATCGTCCAGGTTGCGCTCAAATACTCTTCCCTTGGTAAATACTGACCGTGCCATAGTCCTTCCTCCTAATCATAGTGTCAAATTGTGCGACCCTGATTAGCATTATAGACTAAAAAAATCACGGTGTCAAGTCCCCAATAGAAAAACCCCAGAAGCAAGTAATATCAGTGCTTCTGGGGTTTGGTGCACCATCAGGGGCTCGAACCCTGGACACCCTGATTAAGAGTTTAGGGTTCTTCGCAAATGCGCCAGAACTCACTAAATAGCGCAATTTACCCCTGATTATTTTGATAGTTGGCTCCTAGATTAATTTTCTAGATTTTCCTCGTCTTCATCCACATTTTCTTCTACTATTTTGGTCTCTTCATATGAGACAAAAGAGCAAGCGCAATTAGGATGATATGGTGGCAACTCCACATTTATCTCGGCACCTTCTAATGGAATTGGGTCTCCATCAACATAGTCGAGACAAATACCACCACACTCGGCATCACCAACTATTTCAACATATTCGACACCCATTTCAAGATAACTATCTTTCAAGCCACGATTATACATTGCCATTGTCTCGGTCTTCAAGAGGCGAGCAGTGTCGTATGCGGACGCGCCAACTAACTTGCGCCACGCTTCCGTCATCCACTCCATTCCTCGACCATTTGTGATGCCCTCACGCAGCACATAATCGAGTTTAGACTAAAAGTTTGCTATATGTCCGTAAAGACGCTATGAATAAACTTTACCATCACTACACCAAGGAATTGGTAAAACCTCACTTGTAATGTAAGTGTCAGTAATTCTAATCTCGGCACTTGCGCGCAAGGTCGCATCAATCTTGGGATTTTCCCAAGCCGGTATTTCATTCATAATTAAATAGGTATCTTTACTCGCCTATTTGTAAGTTTCAGCCAGACTTTCAGTGATGACATTATACCCTATCCAGAAGTATTCAAGTAAGCGCCAGTGCTGCTTCCGTTCTGCCTCTACAAGAGCCAGTCGAATGGCAGGATACTTGGATATATCAATCTTCATATGCGGGTCTTCCAAATACTTTTCCAGTATCATTTGAAGTTCTGGTCGAAGTTCATCCCACATTTCGTCAGTTATCTCTTTTAGCACCTTATATAAATAATCTGTTTTACCATAGGCTTCTGCTAGTGCTTCAAGCACTTTCTCCTGGGTCTCCCGATATCGAGCGAGTTGTTTTCTTTTACTTACATTCATTTAGCATTCGCCTAATCGTTGTTTTTCGAGATATTGTCTAGCATCGCTTGCGTGCGATAACCCAGGTCAGCCGACTGGAAGAACGGATTGTTTAGTCTCTCTTGCTCTTGCTCTGCCTGAACCTTCTCCTATTCGGCAGCGGCATCATCAACAAACGGAACCTGCGCCAATAATGTCTCATTAGATACAATACCTTCAAGTTGTTTTACCATTGTGGCAACCTCGCTCAAATTAGCAGGTATATTGCGTCTAAACAAAATATCAATAGCACGCCAGTCAAAGTTGGCACCCATTAATCCCTGAATGCGTGAGATTAACTCCAATCTCTGCTGTAATCCACGCTTGAACTTACGCTCTTTACCAGAGATAAGGTTCTCTGTGCCGAGCAATTTATATTGAATGGCGACGCCACTACTATTACCAGCAAAGTTTTCGTCGCTCATATCAGGACAATGTGAGAACTTGTGAATGTCTTTATCTAATCTAATCTTCATATTCTCGACATTCTAATCATCGGTGTTCTTAATCAACCACTCTGCGGCAGTGCCTTGGTCCATCAAGAGCACACGGTTCTCTTTCATTTTTACAATATCATCTGCGTCTGCGGTAAATCCATAAAGAGCCAAATATGCATCGACAAAATAGTCGAAATCATTAACAGTATCACTCTCCATAGTGTCATACGCATCTATTAAACTTAATACTGGCTCAAAATCACCAATAAGTTCTTCATTATTCTTGTATGTAGCAATAGGAACCATACCAAAATAATGCGGGACTGCCTCAATAAATGAAAGCCCGCTGGTTGTCTGGTTTGCTTCGTAGCGCTAGATATCCTTATCTGTTGCTACCTCTACCACAAGTTTTTCTTTATCCGTGAGAACATCTTTGACATTATAATATCTTATAAAGTAAATTAAGTTCTTTTCAATAGTGTCATCATAAATAGGCACGCACTCACGAGTATCAAGAGCGTGGAACCTCAACATTGGGCGTCCCATACCCTCGTCCTGCTTCTCCATATAAAGCAACTCATAAGCCACGCCATAAATACTGGCGGTTTTCGCCAATTCCGCATTCTCATCGGCTTCATCATTATATTCAAACAATAGTTGAAGTTCATTCAACATATTGTCATCATCTGCCGTATATGTAATTGGCTCACCTACAAAATACCCAACAAGAGTATGAGTAATTAAACTCGCATAGGCATTAGCAATTTTGTTATTTGGCTTGGTGCTGTCCGCCATCTGCCTATTAAGAATATTATTTTTAGTTTCATAATACTTACGCAACTTCTCTAATCGCGGCAACTCACTTGTGCGGTGAGTATCCACTATTTTCTTGATTAGGGCTGGCGTCAATTCCATATCACGAGATAAAGTAATCAATTACAGCAACCTCCTATTAAAATAGTAATTTCTTATCAAATGTCTATAACTGAACGCGTGCGTCCAAGCATTGTAGTGAGTATCTTAACGCATCTAAATAATGGTTCCACGCATCAATAGGTTCGTTAATATACTCATTAGTTTGCTTGTCCTTCGTCCAAGCATAGTTCTCTAATTCTTCTTTCAGGTTCGCGCAACTAGGATGAATTACTAACTCAAACTGTTGTAATTTTTGTATGCCTTGAAGCACAGAACCTTTACCCTTAACGCTAGGCTTGGCATTACGAATACCATATTGCCGCAATTCATCAATACTCTTCTGCTCGGCGCTATCACATATAATTATCGACTTGGCAAAACCAAGAGTAGTAATAGCATCAGCAATCTGGTTGTTAAGATAACCTGTGCCGCCCCACTCTTTAAATACATAAATGCGGTTCTCTTGCGGAACCAAAAGCGAAGCAACAAATGCGGTCGGGTCATTCGTATAACCAAAGTCGCACCCACATAACAATTGACCCTTTATATTTTTCGCATCGAAGTCCATCACCTACCAATTATTATACACTAATTTATCAAGAGAGCCAAATTGACCCAGTGCGTAAATAGTATAATATACAGGGTTGGTGCTCTTCATACGCAAGAGAGCATCGATATATTTCTGCGGCAAGAACCTATTATCCAAATAATTCGTCTATACTATTTTAACCTCCTTGCGGAAGTCCAAGAGTTCAGGATTATCATCAAAGAACCATAAATAGCACCAGTTTGCTTTTGATACTGGGTTAAATGACAATATAATCTATTGTCCTGCGGCGCTCGGGTCGCGCACACGCAAATCAACCTAACTGAAATCATCTGCGCTAAACTCTGTTGCTTCTTCTAACCAAGCATCGGTGATACCCACTATTGACTTAATCTTCTCGGTATCATCTAAACCGGCACATAAAAATGACGAACCATTTGGTAATGTAATAGAAAAATCTGTGCGGTTAATTTCGCACAGATTACTAATTTGAAACTTATTTAATGTATCCAAGAGTAGTTGAAATGTAGATGCTTTTGTTGTCCTATTGACCTTACGAAGCACCAATATCTTGCGCTTATCGCGCAATGCTTTAACGACAAGTTTCTGCGCGACGAATACACTCTTGCCGCTACCAGCACCGCCATAATACACTTCATAACGAGTATCATAGTCCAATAGATGAGGATAATAAACTTCGTTGAAGATATTTTTATGTATGTTAATCTTCATCGTTATCCTCAACAATAGAGACTTCAATCACATCTTTACTCTCGACCTTTTGAGTTTGTAAGCCCAATATTTTCGAGAGTGTATTAAGTGCTTGGTTCTTTGCTTGCGCGGTATAGTGCTCGTCGCCTTTTGGGGCGAATGCTATTTCTGCTAATTCACTTGCTACTCTTTTAGCATCAATCTACAAACTTTCGTAGATTTCATTACGCCTCTTGTCGAGATATGCTTTAACTTCTGGTTTCTTAATTATTTGATATGGATATGATGTATCATCCTTCTAATAGACTTCTCTATATGCTTGAATTAAATTATATCCATTAGCAATATATTTATCCACCAACAATTTTTGCTTCTCTTGAAGTGCCATAAACATTCACCTCTCTTTCCTTTTGAACAAGATAATTTTACCATTATCTTATTCTAACCTTATATATTCAATTACTTATGTATTTATTATATATTATGCGGTTGTGTAGAACCGCTACTGATAGCAAGAAGCGGTTGTGTAGCACCGCTATTTGCTACCAAATAAAGGTTGTGCAGCACCGCTACTTGCTAGCAAATTACGGTTGTGGGGAACCGCTACGATTTTTAAAATGTAATTTCGCAGTTTCCTTATTCCAATCATTTTTTACAACCTCGCGTATCCAGGGGAAATCTACTATGATAGTTTCATAAGTGCTATCTCTTTTGCCAGGTATCTGTTGTATAAATCCCATATCAGCCAAAGTGCGGCGAGCGGCACGCACAGTGCTATCGGTGCCAGATACACAATCATTAATATTGCTAATCTGCCACCCATCATACCCATCTTCGGCGGGTTTATTACCCATCAAATACATTAGAACTTGTGTTTCACTATATGTAAGATACTTAAACGCATAAACCATAATATCTTGCGGCACACTCCAAAATGACTTTCCAGCCACCAATTTATCTCCCCTGTGTTTTAATAATGGCATCTCTCTTGGCATATGACTTATCTCCTTGACTTATCTTCTTTTTAATTCGTGTGATAACCGAGTAAAATCGGCTATAAAATTACCACTAACTTCAAAAGTCCATACATCACATTCAGGATGATTGTAGTTAGGCTCAACTTTAATAATACGATAACCTAACTTACGCAACTCAAAAGCCAGTGGTTTAGTAAATATCTTTTTATATTTCATATGACTTCTCCTATAATAAGATTATATGAATAATGACCGCCGGCAAGCAGCGGTCATTACCCGAGAAAGGAAAACTACTTATGTATCTTTGGTGTTGCGATGCACTAGTAAAGACTGTCTCCATCATCTTTACATATATATAATAACAAAATTATTTTTTGTTGTCAATTTCTGGAAACTTCTCGCCTGGATGATTATGCTCCCAAATCATAATACAGATTTTATCTAAAAACGGGTCAGTATCTTTATGTCGCGGCTCGGCATCCACTACATTATAACCTTCATCCGGTTCAACAAAATCCTACCACACCAACATATTTTCCATATCTAATTCTCCTTTAATTTACTACAATAATTATATCATTTTTTTTCTTCGTTTTCAACCAAATCCTGTTGGAATGAACCCCAGCGTTTAGGAGGTCTGCGTCCGTGAAGCATCTCTAATGCGTGCGCGATTGGCACTTTCATTTCTTCACACGCTTCCATTAGTGTAGCATATTCTTTAATAACATTACCTTCTCGGTCAATAGTGCGCGCAGGTCTACGACGACTATACAGTTTAGGTTGCGGCACTCGGTTAGCAGTGTTCTGCTTTGGTGAAACCCAGCGTAAATTATCTATTCTATTGTTTGTAAAGTCTCTATCAATATGGTCGATTTGCGGCAAATTTTCTGGGTTTGGTATCCAAGTTCTACCGATAACTCGGTGCCATAACTCACCAGTCTATTTTTTTCTACCGTATTCGTCCTTGTATCTATACATAAACATTAAATAACCACTATTGTGTAGATGCGGCTTAATATCGTGTTTAGTGCGTTTATTACGAATGCGCCCCGAATTAGACGCTTCGTATTCAGTTGTCATTTGAGACTGCCTCTTTAAAGTGATAGTTTTCCATTCTTCCATTTATATTCTCCTTCTATCACTCGAATTGCTTCGCCAATGACAATAAATATTTTTTAATTTTGGCGCGTTCATCAGGCGTAAGTTCTTTAACTAATCCAGATGAGTATTTTCGTAATCTACTGTATGAAATACCAGTCGCAATTGCGAGCGATGCTTTATTGAGGTTGCGAATAATTTCTCTCATTTTCATCAACCTTTCATCATATTTTAAAAATTGTTAAAGGTCGTTGGAACGATTTTGTCCCATTTCTTCAATAATTTTTTTAATATAATCAATTTCTTTTTTCATCACTTTCTATTGCTTAACGAATGTGCGCGCAAAATTACCTTGGATATTAGATAATTCAACACTATCATTCTCCGGCTCAAATGGATAACGCACTATTTTAACTACTCTCTACTTTTGCTTAATCTTTTTAAGGTTATCGACAAGATATATTGTATCGCCCAAGCCGCATCCAGTATCTAATTCACTCAATGCGACCTTATAACTGGCTTTTGGTTGCGCAATGCTATCAAGATAGTCTTGCGCGGCACCTTTCAATCGTTCGGCTACTGTAATTTCGTCATTACGCCACACTTTAACAATACGCTTATTAGTATAAGTATAGTTCTCAATAAAGGGAAGGTTGTTATTAACCCACTTTATATCTAAACCATCTTTGCCAATAGGATAAAGAACTGTGGCGTAGTCATATGTTGAAGATTGCTTTGAGAGATTTTGAAGTTTGAGTTGATTAGAATAATACCACTTATTATTATCTTCGCCCATACGGTCATATACACGAAGGACTTTATTTTTTGTATCAAACCATACCTCTTGATTGGTTTGCTCCTAAATCTCTCTAATCATATCCAGTGCTAACTACATTGGCTTTTGAATAGTTAATGCAGTGTGGTCGCTGCTGTGATAATCAACCGTCCAAGCAGGAGATTGTTGTAGGCAATACTCATATGCTTGTTGTGGATTTTTCATATAGCAGTCAAATACTTCAAATAATTCGCCGCTAATCTCCTCAATGTTTGCGGCGCACCATACTGTAAAGAACCCATTATCTTCTTCAATAAGTTCTTTAATTATATACTCATAGTCTTTTGTTTCAACATAATTTTCTTCTTGGAGAAGTTGTAAGTATTCTGGGAGGCACGGAACTTGGAAGTGGAGTGATTTCAACCCCACTTCCAACACTTCCGTTGTATAGACATCTTTAAGTCCATCCATTATCATTTGAAGAAAATTATGATTACTATCATAAATCTTCATCATAATTAGATATACCTCACATTATACGCAATTTCCACATTAGTTTGAGAACCATTGGAAATTGTAATGTTATTTATCCCTGGTTGAACTGCTGGCATCTGCCAGCCATTGTAATGGTCCCACGCACTTGCGCCATTAATAGTGAATGTGCGGGCTTCTCCATCGACAATTACAATATCGTTGGCACGAACATCATTTATCTCTATTGGGTCATCACTCAAACCTTCAATAGTAATATGAAGTAAATTGACGCGCGGCACAATCGTTAAAACACAGGGCGAGGGCGCGGTTCCAGTATTTGTAATACTGAAACCGGTGCCTTCTAAATCAAATACAATTGGATAATAATTGCTATTCAATTTTTACCCTCCTTATTGCCAACTCATATATTCACTATACTTGACATAAGAGCCGAGCCAATAAATCCAAAGTACATTGTGAAGGTCGCGATAATACCATTCACCATCTTCTTCGTATTCACGCTCCAAGTGGTCGTAGTATTCTTCATCGCTCCATCCATTTGCGTCGTAAGTATATTGTGTAGTATCGCCTGGGTCTTCGACATTACTAAAATTATCATCAATACGGAACCAACCGTCATCTCCGTAAGCCCAATTCGGGTCGCGTGTAGCATAACCTTGTTTTACAACACGATCGCCAGCGAGATATTGGTCGATTTTGAACTCTGGTGAAGCAATAGGCACAGAATAGATATTCAATCTCTCTTTGGCGAGCGCCAAGATATCGAAATCTGTGGTTGTGTCCAAACTTGTTTCAGCGGCATTATACCAATACTCACCATCAAATATAAACTCATTATCATTATAATAATATGTGTAATAAGATGTGATTGGTTTCTTTTGCGGTAAATTATTGTTATTAGAAGATGGTGTCTTATATAATGTGCCAGTATAAGAATAATTACCTTCTGGGTTGAGCCATTTATGATAGTTTGAAGTGTTATTGTTGCTATTGGCATCGTGGAGAAGGGCGAAAGTTTTCTTCTCTTTATTTACCGGCGACATATTGACACTTTCAACACGAGGATTGCTCTCACCATCACTTAAACTTGCCTTAATCCATTGGTCGCCACTATGATACCAAAGACCATTTACACGACTTGCGGTATCATTTGTTGTCTTATCAATTGGGAAGCACAAACCTTGAAGTAATGTGCGCTTTTGAACTGATAATACATCAGGGTCTTGATAACTTGGAACATTGTTAATAAGTAATCTCATCATTTGATTATTAACAGGAGTTTCAGTATATTCCCAACCTACAAAGGCACTATAAACATAATTACTTGGATACTGACCGGTGCGAGTGCGGAAATCGTATTCAAATACTTCATTATCACAATAGCGCCCAGTCATAAAATCGCCAGTAATTATATCAATCATACCATTATCTTGGATTTGGAGCCACTGATTGTCCCACTCATACCACATTCCTTTTGGAACTGGAATATAATAACGAGCAAGTTCATTATTAACATATGCACGAACACCGTGGAATACACCAGGTCCTAAATCAATAGGAGAAGAACCATTACTGCTTGTCGCAGTATCTACTCTCGTATCTGTGGTATGTCTTTGATAAATAGATGTAAATTGTTTGTTAATTGGCAACCAACCATTTACCAAAGTATTATAAGTTTCTCTGCCGATATCATTTAAACTCGCACACATTGCGTATTTTGGTTCAAACTCATTATGATATGGAATACTTGCGATGAAATATGAAGCATATGGTTGAGTTAAACTACCATAAATGCGTTTATAACCTGGCATATCATATGTCATAAAACCATTCATACCACTATCATAAATTTTATTTATAGCATTTTCTGTATTAACATATGTTGTATTTCCTTCGCTGGATGGATGACTATTCAACCAATTTTGAAGCACATCTTCATAGAAGCGAATAGTATAGCCTGCGCCTTGTCCGCCACTAATATAATAATAACAACGAGAACTGCTATTATAATCCAAACCTTGACTATATTTTTTACCAATACTATTGGTGCTAGTTTGGTTATAGAATTGGATTTCTTTTCGCCCACCAGGACCAGGAATATCTGTGCGGTATAGGTCAGTGGCTTCTTTATAGGCATATCCACCACTTTCGGTTGGACCACACTGTAAAGCATCTTCTACTTCTAATACTAAATCTGTATAGTAATGAACTGTGCTACCAGATTGTCTTTCATCACCTGGACGAGCATTAGCAATTCGACCATTATTACCGGAACCAGCAAAATACTCACCACTATCGCGCGCATTTACCCAATATTTATAAGCGTGTGGGTTAAAGAATGGATATACTACATATTGAGAACCAACACGAACCAATTCATCAAATGAGAAGTAAATGTGCTCTTCATCCCAAGGATGTGGGTTCCACAAGTAGATACCATCATAATAACCAGATGGCTTATAAAGATTGCGGTTAAAGCCAAAATAGTCCCAAGTCAATGCGATTGGAGCCTCACGATAAAGTTCTGGCAACAATAAATCACCAGTCTAATCGTCATATCTCCAAGAGGTCTCAATGAAGTGGTCCCAGTCTGGGTTCCAGTCGCTAATAGAGCAAGTAAATGCCGCGCGACCTAACTCTGCCGCAGGTGCTTTATGTCCTTTATAATATATACAAGCGTATGTATAAACCGTTTCAGGATATACAAAATCTATTTCGTGTAATTCTTCAAAGTTTGCTTTGGTAATTTCTTCGTTGAAGGTCCAACGACATCGGTCGTGATATTGTAGTCTTCTATTGTTTGGATAAAGTCCAACATCACTAATATCTTCGGCAGTAGCCCAATCAACATCATTATCCAAGTTGATAACACTAATATCAAGAGCATTATACAACTTACCAGACTGACCAAAACTGATTTCTTCGGTCTTTACCCAACTCTCTTCGGCAGGCACATAAGCCCACAATCTATCAACAGTGAGTTTAGTAATCAAGATATTTTCTGCGAATGGAATTGTTGCCGTTGGGTCTGTTGGACTATCGTAATCTGGGTTCTGTCCTGGACCTGTAATAGGTTCAGTTTCACTCAATCTAATCCAACCGTGATAATACTCTTTCAAGCGACCCCAACCATTACGCTCTTCAACAATAGTGTAAGTATCACGCACAGCAATTTCTGCGAGTGTCTTATACTTGCGCGCAGGTCCATAATGGATGCCGGTGTATGGGTTCTTAACGCGAACCTGATACTCAATAAAGTAGCCAGGGTCTTCGTCTTCATACATTGCGCTATGGTAGTGATTGCGATATTTAATTGCACCTTTTGGATTTAATACCTTTGCTGGTAAATTACAAATTAAGTAATTCGCGCTATTTGGGTCTGGGTCAATTTGCGCCAATGGGTCATCATATGCTCCACCACGATAATATTCAACATAGAATAAATCAGGTCGTTCTGTGCGATTATATTTATCATATACCACAACAGGAGAAGGAGCATCTATAAATCCAGCAACATCATTGTTGCGTAAAATACTTTCATCGAATACGAGGCGTCCAGCCTTGAAATTACTATCCGCATACCAAGCAGGATTGATATTCAAGTCAGCAAGCGTTCTCGCATTTTCAATATCGGCAAGAGAGAAGAACAAGTCTTTTGTGCCGACACGGTAATCGTCTTTATAATATACGACTGATTTTGCGTAAGTTCGTAATTTATAATAGATATTCACAGCGCCTTGGTTGTATATATCTAACAAGCCCCAATTTGTATGTCCGTCGTCAGGATTATCAGTATCAAGCAAACCATCCAAATGATAATCACTTGGCTTATAGTCATTGAACTGTAATTCATTTTCAAGAGTGGTATTATGCTCGTAGAACCAAGTAGGAACTCTTACATACTGGTTAGCAATAAACTGGTTATTTTCATTATAATAATTAACAACCGTATTGCCCCAATAACACGGGTCATCTACACAGTGGAGCGGGCAAATATCCTGTGGATTAATAACAACGGTTTCCTCAATCATTCCACCAGTTCCCGCACGAGTGCTTGCGTAATAACGAGAAGTGTAAGTTCCACCTTCATTACTATTGCCGAAGAAGATTTCGGTAATAAGGTCGAATAAACCATCTTCTGGCATTACATAATCGTAAATGCGCTCGCCAGCCTTAACTGGTATCATATCACGAACTAATCTATCCTGGTCCCAAACTTTAAGGCTCCAAATGGCGCCCATATACTGTTGAGGATAAACAGGACAAGGGAAGTCGCTATAAGCAACATTACGGGTTGTGGTAGAAGTAGAAGTGATTGGATTACCAAAATCGTCTTGACCGATAACATTAACTGTTGTAATTGTTTGACCGGTCCATTCGCCACTGAATGGGTTCATCATTTGCTCTATATCTCGCTGGCTGAAACCAACAATACCAATACCGCCGCTGATATTAGGATAAGTCCGCGGACAGAATGGCATTATATTCATTTCACCAGTATCAGGATTACGAGTGCGGAACAAGGTCAATGAGCCAACCGGCTTACATCTACCTTCAAATGTATCAGTGTCGCCACTTTCATCAAAGTTTGTATAAGTTAAAATGTTGCTTTCACCAAAGTCATATCCAGAAGCATATGAATGATATGCGTCTAATGTATATGTAATTGGGTCAGCCATCCACTTATGACCTTCAAGGTAATGGTCGTCTGTTGTATCATTTACAACTGCTTTTCTATCTACATAGTCGCCATAATAAATTGGCTTACTAAACATATAGTCTTTATAAGCGCGATAATAGTTGTAATTATCGTCTTCACCTTCTGCGAAACCTTTGCGATAAAGACCGACCATTTCAGCATAGCGTGGAACTCCATCATAGAGGTCGCTAACCGTAGCAGTAGAATTACTATTATTAGTTTGGAACCACCTTACACCATCAATAGAAGTTAAACCAATATCGGTGTAAGTTCCTGCTTTTGCTTCTGGGATATGCCCGCGAATAGCAAATGCGCCACGAGAAGTTTTACTTTCGTTTGGAACAAAACCACCCTCGTATTTAATAGCACTGTTCTTTGCCATTGTTTGCGAAATAGCCTGATGATGATTTAATACCGGCGTGCCTAACGCGCCATAATAGCCAAAACCATATGTGTAATCAGGTGCTTGATAACCGTATGGTGTAGTGTTAGTCTAAAAACCACTGGTCTGGAAGTAGCCTTTAAGTTCTACCTTCAAACGACCAATTTCTTTTGGCGTATAACCAATATCAATATATGGAATTACACCACCGTTAATCATTCTGTAAGTTGGTCCTTTACCATTGCTGATATTATGGATTAACCTAACTGGGCAATCCTGACCGGACCAGAACAAGACTTTACCAAGACGCTCGGCGCTAGTTGGGTCATCTGGTTCAGCAATAGACATATACAAAATATCAATATGCCCGTAATCTAACAAACTATCGAATGTATAAAGCACATCAGTATTTTGAAGCATACCGCCTTCACAATGAACCGGTTTAAACTTATTGATGTAGTTATTTGGCATCTAATCAACCAAGTAGAACTCTCCATCGAACTCATCGACTTTAATGCCCCAACTGGTTGTAGCAATCAAATTCGCCTCATCAATGTCATCGGTGTAATAGCGCACTTCGACATTTTCGGTAGTTGGCATATAATAAACAATATATTCTTCTTGAAGTTTGCTTGGGTCATCTAAACGATAATCGTGCTCATACCATTCGTAAGGAGCACCATCACCGTAATACTTGGCAGGCTTCATATAATTATAATCAATAAAGTTTTCGATATATTCACCATCGCGGAACTCGCTCGCTCCAAGAGTAAGAGTTAATGTTCCAAGGGTCTCGTATGTGCGGATACCCCAAACTTTCTTCATATAGCGCACGGTGGCGCTATAAGTTTCTTCTGTGCCTTCTATTGGTGTATATACAATGTTGTAAGGAGCATTATCCATTACGCGTTGTAAGGAGACTTTGCTACCAGGATATACGAAGTTTGTTTCATACCCTTGTGGTTTATACTTATTCAAACGAACAATATCACCAAAGGTAGGAACCTGATAGAAATCTTTCTCTTCAATACCAATAGTGTCAGTAGCAATTAAGTTTGCTGGGTCAATACTATCGTGATAATAATGAACCTCGAAGATATTTTGTAATGCTTCGTAATTTACGCGGAAAGTGCGCTGATTTAAATTATCAAAATTAACTGCGGCAATCTCTGCAATGTTGGTAATAACACCCGTTTTGTAGTAAGGAGGCTGATATGTATCAATAAAGAACTTCTCATAAAGATTATATTCTTGATTGATGAAATCATCACCACGGAAGAAAATCTGGTTAGTCTGGAAGACCACACCATCCTTACAATAATTTACGAAGCAAGAACCAATCTGGTGAGATGGGTCATTATCTTCATATGCTTCGTCATCAATGATGTTGAAACTATTCAAACCAGTAGCATCTTCGAAGAATGTCTGGCTTACTTTATCGTATAAGCAGTTGCTTGGAGCAACTTGCGCGCCAATTTTGTCATAGAATTGGACTGGGATAAAATCTCTTACTACAAGTCCGTCATAGACAATTTTACAACTTCTAATACCAATACCAGCCAAACCATCAGCATACTGACCGTTGTTATTATTTGCGAACAAATAAATCGGGTTCGGCATCTGCGCGGCTTCAACAGGCATTGGACTATTGTATGTGAAGTTGGCATTTGCGTAGCCAGGGCGGTTCGTGGTATAAATACCTGCGTCGCGACCCCAACCAATTGCTTGTTCTTCTGTAAGAATTAACTGATTTACAGTATTACCTGCTTTTGCTTCATAACGGTTAATACCACTCAATCCAGTGCCATACATTGTTTGGTTGTTATAGCGCATATAGAATTGTCCCAATGAAGAAGAACTACCAAACAAGTAAGCATATCCAGCATTTACAGTATAGAGTGGCGCGAGTTCATCAACACGATAACAATCTAACTGAATTGATAACTTCGACATATCCAAACAAGTAAATCCTGTATTGATATATGCGTGGTTCATCGTCCAAGTAGGATGTTCGTATTCATAAGCACCTAAATCATTATGCTGTAAAAACAAGATGCGGTGAGGGTAATTTATACCAGAAGGGTCTTCTGGTTCTACTTCGGTCATATAGAGAATATCAATACTTGCTAATTCACGCAATGCAGCAAACTGGATGGGTCCATTATACTGAACTTCGCCATTGCTTACAAAAGCGGATTTGTATTGATTGACATTCAAACCTAAATCGTAAAGAGTGGTTTCAACAGTGAAGTCAATTACACGATAACTGATACTGTCGCTGCCAACCCAGTTCAACTGGTTAATTTCATCAGTATAGTAATATACTGGTGTAGTATATTCGGTTGCGTTGTAAATTACATCATAATTTACTTGGATTTCATCATAATTTACAAGAGTATTAGAACTTACGCCATTCAAAAGTCCAGCATCATAATACTGCGGACGATAGTAATCAAGATTGATTATGTCGCGCAATCTTACGCCGCCGATTGTATCTGCCTCACTAATAGTCAAGAGTGAAGAATTAAGAACAGAATAACCACTGGCTAACTGTTGCTTATAACGCACTAAAATTGACTTTGTGCGGACAGTTTGAACTTCTTCATACTTTACAGTAATTGGAGATGCGGTAGTTAATGCTGAAAGGGTAATTTCTCCACTATAACTATCAGCGACGCTAAATTGATATCCTTCTGGGCGATAACGCGTGAGGTCAATTAAATCACCAAGCACTGGCTGATTAAAGAATTGAAGTGCGTTAATCGTATATGTCTCTTGTGTATAGTTAGTATCATCTGTGTAATATCTTACCAAGAGAGGAAACTCAATAGGCACATAATAGATTTGAAGAATACCTGCGCCAACTACATCATCATAACTTTCAAATGAACTGGCGTTGTAGAGCACACCGTCATTATACTCTGCTGTATGGTATCTATTGAAATTGATGCCGATATTAGTAATATCGAAATCGGTATCATAACTTGTCATATATTTAAGATGAACTGGGATAGTCGCCATACGATACCAACCAGGATATGTTCCAGCATAATACTCAACATAAACTACGGTATCCTTGCGGCGATAATTTACTGTGTAAGTAATCTCCAATTCATTATATACAACTAATTCGTTGGAAGGATGGTCCTGAATAAATCCATCTTGATAGTATAAACTATTTGGATTATAAAGGTTAAGATTAATAACATCTTTAAGGGTCGTGCCAGGCACAATCTCTGTCTCATTGATGTTAATTACACGAGTGCCAGTAATATCATAACCACCAGCATCATTTTCGTTTTGATATACAATTGTAATGTTCTTGCTTTGTGGATTTTCCACGACATCATAGCGCACCTGGATAGGAGATGCCGCAAGGATGTCTTCTACTGTAAGGTCGCCATAATAATCAATACTGCCACGATAGCCATCTGGCTTAAAACTGGCAACATCAATTAACTGACCGATGCTATTGATTTCCTGTAAGCGTGGATAAGTAAAACTTACTACTCTTTCAGTAGTTGGCATATATCCATCGCCAGAGTTCAACCAATAACTTACAGTAAAGTTATATTTCATAGGGGCATAATTGATAATCAATGTATTAAGTGCTTGAAGGTTCTCATAAGTAAGTGCCATCTGCCCCAAATTGGTTGCGACACCACTCATATAATGTTCTTCTTTATATTTATCTACATTGATACCAATAGATTGTAGTGTATCAGTCTCACCATTGAAGGCGCCTGCGCGGATAGTATAAACTTCTGTGCCAAGCATCGTGGATTGGTTCTGGTAATATACAACAGTAAGTCTAAATACACTCGTGGCGATTTGGTCTGTTGTATATACCTCGCGTTCGCCCTTGGCATAGTCGCTATCGAGGTCATAAGATACGATAAAATTACCGTTCTTTAAACGCTCGGTCTGTGCGCTACCGCGCATTACTACATCAAAACTGAAACTAATATCGTCAAAAATTAAGGTTGATTTCTTGATAAATTGAGTTAATTTGCTGATTTTTACAAAAGCATCATCTTCATCGGTGCCGAGCACCAAGAAAG